GCTTCTAAATAAGAATTTCTCCACACAAACAAAGCCTCCGTGTTTCACGGGGGCTTTTCTAATGTTTCATGTGAAACATTTTACAGTTTAATCTAATCTAATGTTTCACGTGAAACATTTAGAACTTGATTCCTTCCCTCTTGAAGGTCTTGTCGAACTCGGGCCACAGCCACTTTCCGATTTCCTTCAACGGGAGGTACTCGTAGGAGCATGCTTCGGGCATAGCGGCGTTCTTCTTCGGGTCATGGAAATAGGACTTGCAGGAATAGGATGTCAGAGGAGGAAGTTCTTTCAGATTTATCCTGTACAGCATCAGGTTGTTTCCTTTACGGAAGGGCACTTGCTTGCGGAAGATTCCCTTGGCATCGTTGTAATACTTATGCCAGTTGTATCCAGTTTCTTCCAATGCTTCCCTGAAAGCGGCATCCTTTACTGATTCACCATCGTTCTCGACGTGACCCTTGGGAAGGTCGTACTGGTGTGGCTTTCCTTTCTTGTTTCCAGTCGGCAACTCTGCCAGGAATACCTTTCCGTCTGTGATGAGAAGGCCCGACGAGCATGACGGATGTTCTTCGTTGTTTCTCGGGTCGGCGAATTCGAGTAACGTCTTTGCCAAATCCTTTACGGCTTCCAACTGTGCCTTGGAGGTAAGTATGTTTGCCGCAGATGCATTGAATGTATCTATGATGTATTTGGTTTTCATCCTAGATTTCCTAGTCCTTGTTATTCTACTGATAGTTTATAGCTACAAAAAGGAGCCTGCCCGAAGGCAAGCTCCCTTTCAGTTCCTTTTCAGGGTTCAGAGTGATTACCACTCTTCTTCCTGAGCAGCCGTACCGAACGGACGGTCGAGCGTGTGGCCACCAACTGCAACACCAACGGTGTCGAGGGTTACGCCCACGGTCGGGCCTTCGTTGGACTCCCACGGAATGTCGCCAGTGAAGGAAACACCGAGGAGGTCGTTGTTCACGAAGCGAACAACACGGTAGAACAAGCCGCAACCCAGCAAGTTGCTGACAATGGCATAACGGCTCTTCACGATGAGACGTGGGCTACCGTCTTCCTGACCAGCGGTCTTGCAGAAAATATACGGAATGTAAGGCATGAAGATGATACCAGATTCGCCCTGACGAGGTCCCTTGTAACCAACGAGAGCGTAGTCCTGCCAAGAGTAGATATCCTGGTAGAGCTTAATCTGACCATTCAGGAGAGAACCAGCGTCGGAAACGCCACCACCCGGCTGAACAGCGGCATCCGTACCGAGGTAAGTCGGGATATAGATACCAGAGTTAAGGGTAGAGATTGCAGCAACGATGCTCGGAGAGCAGATTGCGAAGTTACCAGAGCCCATACGGGTCGTAAGAGAAATCTTACGGGCAACGGCGATAATCGTGTTCACGATACCACCAGCAATCTTTTCGGCGACCCAACGGCCATCCTGGAAGTTTGCGTGACCAGAGAGGTCAACGGTGATAGCGGCTTCACCACCGAATGCAGGGTTCTGAGCGACAGACACCATAGCAGCGAGGATTTCACGGTCGATTTCCTGCTGGATTTCGAACTGCAAGCCTTCGAGCAACAGGGCTTCAACGTCCTGGCCATGAGCAGCAGCCATGTCTTGCTGGAGTTCGAGCGTGTAATGGCTCTTGATAGCCTTGGTACCAACACGGATAGCACCAGACACCACCTTGATGCTGGCCTTCTTGATGTTGTAGTGACCTTCTTCGGCATCGTAGTAGTCACCTGTACCCGGCTGGTCAGCCCAGTGGTTGGTGAGTGCAGCGCCACCAGTCTTGTTGGCAAAGTTCATAGCAGCGCCATCGAAAGACGGGCCACCGAACGTGCCTTCGGCGTAGTTGGAGAGCATTTCACCTGCGGTAGTCGTCCACGGGTTGAACGTGCCCTTCACACCAGTGTGGTCGGCAACGAGGTCGTAACCGATTTCTTTCTTCAGGCCCTTACGGAAACCAACAGTCTTCGGAGCTTCGTCGTCATAGAGGAAACGAAGTGCGAAATAAATTCCGTTAGGAGTTGTTGTGGGAATGGTAGCTACGGTCTGCATAGCGAGGAGGTCAGGGAACTGACGACGTACGAGAGGCAGAGCGTACTGCTGGTACTGAGCCACGTCTGCAGAGACGTTAGCAGATTCGGGGAGGAAACCCTTGTTGAGCTTGCACTGGGTTTCGAGAAGAGTGGAAACCACAGCAGCTTCAGCACGGGACTTGAGCTTACGGCCAAGGTTGGATTCCAAAATCGGAGCCCACTTGCTCGTAGCTGACTTAGGTCTGAACTGTTGCATATTGTTATCCTGTGCCACCTGGCACTGTTTGAGTTCTACTTTAAGTTTATTGAGGTATTTTCACAAAAAATTTTTTACCTCAAAATCTGCATTGAAATGAAAAAAGCCCCAAAATGGAGGCTTTTTTGTTAAAATGGTTAATCAATGAACATATTGCGTATGTCATTGCTTAGCTGTAAGTCACCCCAGTCTCTCAGTGCTGCTTGTTTCTGCTCCTCGGTCCAGGGTTCCGTGTCTGCTGGTTCCCGTTTCGCATCTTGCGTAAAGAAGTTTTCTAGGGCCATATACATGTCGTCACCATTCTTGTACTTGCAGTACTTTTCTGATGTTGTTCCATCTTGGCATACATAGTACGTATCCCAATCTATAAAGAAGATTCTTCCTTCAAATTGGTCATTATAGCAGGCGGGGAAAAGTGTGATTCGAAGTTCGATGACTCTTCCTGTATAATCCTTTTCGCCACGTTCCTGTACTTGGATGAATACGTTATATAGCGTGTAATCTCCATACCCTTTGTGTTTTTCTTTGTAGACGCTGATGTCATGTACTTCGAACTGATGTTCCTTGAGTAGGTCAATCATCTTGTCAATACCGTATTTAGCCAATAATGGCTCATACACAGATGGGTCTACACCTGTGTCATCATTGATTGCTTCATACAGAGACCTGACGGCATCGAATTGAGCCCTTGTCAATCCCAGTTGTCCGATGGATTCCATAAAGAGTTTGGTCTTGTCCATTTTATAGTCCAATAAAATCGTACATGTATAGTTTATAAAGGAATGGGGTATGAATAAAGCCCCCGTACTTGGTACGAGGGCTATTGAGCAGCTGCCATATCCTGCTGGCTTTCCTAGAAGGCTCCTGTCTCGGGTGCAGGGGCCATTTCGCCGCCACCACCGAACTCGTTCAGGCCGCCCTCGCCACCGCTGTCGACATCGGTTTCTTCACCGAGAAGAACCTTCTGTTCGTGTTCACGCCACTTGCGGTTCTGGGTGAGGTCTGCATCGGAAATGCCTAGACCGTAACGGAGGCAGTATTCCTGTGAAAGCGGGTTGTTCGGGGCTTCGTCCTTCACGGCGTATTCCATCATCTGGGAGAACACGGACAGTCGGGTAGTCCAAACGTCGGCGTCGATATAGCTCTGGAAACCGTTGCTTCGCTTGAACTTGATATCGAAGTTCTCTTCGAGTTTAATCTCTTCGTTGAACTCCTTCCTTGTGTTCAGCACCATGATAAACAGCCTTACAAGGCCCTGTTCGAACGGTGTCTGGTAGCGTTCGACGAGTCGAGCGAAGGCAACTTCCGCCTGCGTGACTTCGCCAATCTTACCGTTGGAGTAGTTGACGTTGTCTCCAGCCAATGCCGTGATACGTCCAGGGGGAACCATCAATGCGTTAACGAGGTTCCTCTTGAAGAATTTAAGGTCGTCGATGTTTCCCAACTGGTCGCCACCTTGGAGTCTTTCGATGCTGGAACCAGAGGAGCTGCCGTTGACAGGGATAATGAAGTGTTCTGACAGACCTATCGCCTTACCCCAGTTGGTGATTTCACCCGTGGTGGCGTTATAGTCGATTTGTCGGCTGAACATCTTGGCCTGTTCCTTCATGGTCGCTTCAGCCTGTGGTTTAGGCTGGCCAGCCACGTCCACTTTCAGAACCATCTTTTCGGAACCCCAAAGCACACGGTACATAACAACGCTGTCTTCAATCGTGTTCAGTTGGTTATGTGCCTTAACTGCTGGTTCGAGAATGGACCTCGGGTCGTTCACGCCACCTGGGCCGTAAAGGTCGAGCGAGAGGAACAAAATCTGGTTCGGGGAGTAGTCGATGTAGTTCTTGCTGCTATGGGCGTAGGTTCCAGTCAACATCTGGCGGTAGCCGATAATCATGTTGTCCTGGACAACCACAATCATGTTCTCGCCAGGGAGGAGGTTCAGGCCTACGATTTCGTTGGTCGATTCGTCATATACGACTTCGAGGAAGATACGGCCTTCGGTCAGCATCTTCTTCATGTATTGCCATGCCGTGTTCTTGAAGTTGCAAATCTTCCTGAGGACGTCCCTCTTGAAGATTGTCTGCAAGCTCATCTTGGTCACTTCCGCAATTCCAGAGTACTCGTTCACCTGCAAGCTGCAGATGTCGCCCTTGTCATCCTTGTAGATTGCCTCGTTGCAAATCTGGGTCAGGGACTCGTTCACTTCTGAGCGGGTGGCGATGATGTTGTACTTCAACATGCGTTCCACATTGTTTCGCCAGTATAGCTGAACCTGGTTTTCGGCGATGGTGTCCTGTACCTTGCTCGGGTCAATCTGGCCATCGTTAATCATTATGGTCGGCATGTAGGTGGAGAATCCGTCAGGTGACAACCCGTTCGGGTACATCATCTGCTGGACGCCCTGTCCTACGGCGTTCTTAGACCTGGATATGTTGCGGTAGAGGTCTTCGCCGTTGAACACTCGGTCGAACAGTTCGCCTTTCGGGTTGTTCTCACCGTAGTTCCTTACGTGCGTCATGACCATCGACGCTACATTTTCGGGGTTTTTCTTTTTTGATGAAAAGAGCATAATTTCCTACCTGGGGTACTTGAATCTGATGCCTTCGAACATCACGTAAAAGGTTGGTTTTCGTTCCGATTTGTAGAATTCCTTCAATGCTTCGTTCAGGATGTTCTTAGACAAAAGACGCCGCTTGTTTACTTCCGCATCGACTATCGTACGGAAATCGCACAAGTCCACTTGAAAGACTGGGAGGCCGTTGTATCTATAAAGTTCACCCATATTCACACAGTAAATTATATTTTTTGGTGTTTTACCAATAGTTTATACCCCCTGGGTGCATAATGTCGCTCGAAAAATGTATTTTATAGACGGAAGTACCTATATTTTACAGGGATTATCATGAGCAAGACTATTGATTTGACCATTAGCGACAGAATTGCAATCGGACGTTACATCAACCTTATCCGTTGCACAATTCCTATCCGTCTCGTCATCGACGATTTCAATGACAAGTTCGTCCCGACCGCCGAAGAACTCAAGAAGGCTGGTGCCGTAATCGAAATGGGCAAGCTGGCCAAGATTAAGGACGATTTCGTCAAGTCGTTCAGCGATGAAGATGTTCCGAAAGTCATCAAGGAAGGTGTCGCCGACTTTATCGAAAAGCTGGAATCCAACAAGAATGCGGACGCCGCCTACGTCGAAAGGGTCACCTCCGCATTGAAGAAGCTGATTTAATATGTTGATGTCTCGTTATTATTACCTGATGTCCGATTTCTACGTCCATGAGGACGAGAATACGGCATCCACGATGGTTGAGAACTTTGCCGAACACCTCGACGAGCTTGTCGATTCTGGTGAGGCCAACAACAAGATAGTTCCCATCTTCATCGTGCGTGGGGGTGATGAGGGAAATCCGACTTACAGTCTGGAACCGTTGTACTTTATAGTCATTGACGGCGTTCCCCTCATATTCTCCACATGCTTCCGCCTGTCTGGGGAGTCATTGGAAAGCATTGATACCAATGGGGGTGGCGGTTCGTTTATAACCGAGATGCTCACATACAACAACACCCATGTGTATCAGTTCGGTGTAATCGACTCGGCTGACGCCATTGACCCCACCTTGCAGCAGGCGGTGGCGGGAAACTTGCTGGAAAACGACCAGATTGACCCTGAAATGCTGAGTACGCTGCTTATCCAGAACGAGATTGAACCCGTGCGTAAACTCGAACTCCCTAATGCGGGATATGTCGAGGTTTATGCCCTGACGGGTGCCGAGATGGATGCCTTGCAGCGGGACAAGAACTACAACAATCCGTCAAATCAAACGATTGTCGACTACGACAATAGCGACGGGGTCTACTACCTTGTCGGAATCGGGGGAAACGCCTCGATTCGTGAGGTTTCGGTAAAGTGCGGTTCCGACGGGTTCATGTACACTATATGGACAAACAATTCCCCAAAGTATATCAATCGGGCTACCGTGATTGCCGAGGATTTCCCCGTAGAAGCAATCGAGAATGACCTCACTGACATGACTAACGCCCTTGGTGAGCATATCATCATGCACCTGAGGAAAAGTAAGCTTTTGCAGAACCAGGAAGACCAAGCTGTTGCCGCTACGATTTAGTGCCCCGATTATAAACTATTTTTTGATTAAAATGGTGAATTATGGCGATAAATCTATACATGCGGCTGATGACAACGGCCCAACAGTTTGACACATTATCTCAATACTATAAGGAAAAGTACCGTTTTCTGACCACGGGCGATGATACAGAAGCACCTGCCTGTGATTACCGTATTCGCCATTTTCTTGTTGCGAACTGCCCGAACTCAACGGTAACCCCGAACAGTGGTGTGTCCGTCTATGACGGCAATGGAATGGTGGCGATAACGGGGTCCTACAATGACTGGACTACACCGAACAGGCCTCCAAAGTTTGATAAAGGCGGTGGCCAGTTCAATACCGAACTTATAATCCGATTTGACGAAAATCGAAATCTATCTCAGCTTCAGACTAATGCCGAAGCATGGATTACCTCCCCATACGACGGTGACAACGGAGCGTTTTCCCGTACAGATGTGGAAAATTCATTCTCGTTTCTGGGATATTCCGACAATTCGAATGAAGTGTATGTCAAGAACCCGATGAACGTCGTTCTTGAACACAAAGTCGGCTGGGGTTATGTTCAGAAGATTTCTACGGTCTACGAAACCTTGCCGCAGAACGGAAGTTCTAACTGTGATAACAACACCAATCTATACCAGCGTGAAACGGTAGAAGTTGAAACGCAGGATGCTCATAACCTGCGTGAAGGGGATGCGGTTTGCCTTTATAGCAAGTCCGTATCCCATGTTCCTTCATATAGTGGAACCCAGGGAAGACTGTTTGGAAAGGCTGCGGGTGAACGCTATTTGGGTGATTTTATAGTCACGAAAGTACTGAGCAGCACGAAATTTAGATACGAAACTTATCATAACCCGATGAAGATAAACAGGGGTAATCATCCTGAGTACACTCATGACACATGGAACGACCTTGTCTGGGAACACTGGGAGATGTATGAGTTTGCAGAGAATGTTTCGTGCAGCGTAAGCGGCGATTCGGTAGCATTCACGTTTACTGACACTGACCCTGTCAACTGCAAGCACAATTTTGCCGTCGGTGACAATGTTACGTTTGTCACCAACAGTTCCGGCAAAGTTCACATGGTCGTTAGCGAAGTGAGTGGCTCTGGCATAACAGCTGTCCCTGTCGAGGGTGAATCATTCCCGTCGAGCATAACGTCAGGAACATTGAAGTTCACTTCTCGTATGCCGTCTTCTGATGTTGCATTCAACGTGCAGAGCTCGGATAT